GTCTTAGATGTTCCTTGTATCTCATCTACTTTTTGTCTAACTTCATCTTCACCCTCTTCGTATTTAGACAAAACTACATCACGGTAGAAACCTGCAACCTGCATTTTACGAACTTCATTTGCATCCATTTTAAGAACGTGTGTAACTCTGGAAGCAGATTGTAAATCAGAAGCAGAATAAGGAACAACTAAATCTTGTGCTGGAACAAATTTAGAGACTGCCCTTTGTCTACCCTCATCATAATAAATCTTTTTAAATGTAGAACCAGACAAAGGTAAATAAAACAATAACTGATCCATGTCTGGATCAAATTCCTCCATGACTTCTGTAATCTGATAATTCATAAAGTCTTTAACTCTGGAGGCTTGTTCTTCTTTCGTAACATCTTGAACACCTAACACTTGTGTTTGAACAGGTCCTCCTGCTGGCAAGAGTTCTTTATAAGCTTGTGCTTGAAACTGTGTAACGCTTTCTGCAATCAGAGGATGAGTAACTCCAGAAGCTCCTTCAAAAGGTTGAGATCTCTCTTCGTGCTTAACACCTAACTGATCTAAACCTTTGGTATAAGTGTCTTCCCACTCAGATCTAGACTCAAGATCTTCTTCATATGCTCCTCTGAGCGTGGTTGATAATTCACCAAGATAACCCTCATCCATGTTCTCAGCAAGGTTTGCACTATGATCCATACCCGGTAAATTAGGCTGACCAGTAGCCATTTGCATAAGTTCTTGAACAACTGCACCTCCTTGTCCATCTTCAATAACCTCTGCACCTTGTTCAAAGTTTGCATTTTGAGGAAGAGATACATCAATAGGAGATTGAGGTAAGTCATCAGTTTTAATTGTAGGTTCTACAGCCATCAGTAATACTCCCTTTTAGGGCGATAAAAGTCTTGTTGATCATCTTCGCCATTTAAAGATATAAAACCCCCTTGACGAAAACGCATAAGTGCTAAAGTCATACTATCACAGAAGTCATCATAGTCTCCATTTGGAAATGACACAACCTCTTCGATTAATTCTTCTGCAAACTTTTTATTTTCTGGGGCCCATACCACACCTGCTTCGAACAAAGGTGCTACCATGTGCATACGTGTTATCTTATCTTTACCTTTACCGGGAGAAAAACCCAAAGCAGGTATTCCACGTAGTCTAAGCTCATCAATTAACGGTGTTCCTGTTGCTTTTGCTTCAATAATTACCATATCTGGTTCCCAATATTCATGTTCTTCATAAGCTTTTTCCTTTAGTTCTGGAAAATTCCACCTACCTCTTTGTGCATCTAACAAAACAATGTTGTCAACACCCCCTTCGTCTGGTTGAAAGATACCCCAAGTTGTAATTGCAGAAAAGTCTGATGACTCTTTTTTAGAGAACGCAGTATCGTAAGATTGAATGATGTATTTACAAGAAGGTATCTCTTCTTTCTCCCAAAGTTGCCACCAATCACGTTTAACAATAGCTGATTCTGTGTTTGTTGGCTCTTGTTGCCACTGTGCTGACCACTTTTGTACAGGTAAAGAAGCTTTAATACCTAATAATGCGTCTTTACTCCAAAATTCAGGCCATAATGGTTTGTCTGAAGGCAAAATTGCAGGAAATTCTACCACTTCCCACTGATCTGCCAACATATCTGACCCTTGTGCAGCAATTAATCTGCCTGTTAAGTCCTTTTTTCCCCATCTAGTCATAACAATAATAATAGATCCACCCGGTTGTAGACGTTGACGAGGTCCAGAGGTGTACCATTCATACGCATTGTCGAAAGCAGACTCGCTCATAGCGTCTTGTTCGCTGTGTGGATCATCAATTACGAATAAATCCGCACCACGACCTGTTACAGCTGCACCTACACCTGCCGCAAAGTACTCTCCACCAACATCTGTCTGCCATTTACCTGCACTTTTGTTGTCTTCTTTTAGATTAGTTGTTGGAAAGATGTCTTTATATTGTGGATCAGCGATTAAGTCTCTAACTTTTCTACCAAATCTTACTGCTAGTTCTGTATTGTGGGTGGCTTGTATGATTTTTAGTCTTGGATTCTTACCTAAAAACCAAGCAGGCATCAAATAACTTGCAAATTCAGACTTAGAATGACGAGGTGGCATGTTAATTATCAATCTTTTGATCTCACCCCTTGCTACTTTCTCTAGTTTTTCTGCAATAACTCTATGATGTGCGCCCTCAATGAAATTATCATACACATAATGAGCAAAAGACATAAAATATTCTTGTGCTTTTTCTCTGATATCTAGCTTTTTCTTTGCTTCTGTAAGAGCTAGTATCTCTTTTAGAGCTTCTTCTGGTAACGCTTGTAAGTTCATCTACAATATTTTTACTTTTTTAATTGTTCTTCTGTTTGGATTTTTACCAGCAAAACCTTTTCTAGATAGATAAGGACTGATGGCGATTGTAGGTCTTCCTACATAAGCATATTTATACTTATCTTCTTTATCATCGTCATCGTCATCAACAATAACCTCTGTTTCTTCATCGTCTTCATCCTCATCTGTATCAGAGGGTTCCACAACTTGCACTTCAAATTCTTCATCAGTAGCTTTATCAACTTCCTCTTTTACTTCTTCCTCTTCTTTTATTTCTACTTCCAGATCTTCTTCCTCATCCACTTCTGGTGTGTCTACTGTAACGGGAACTTTTGTGTCAGGACTACTATCCTTTTGCGTTTGTTTTTTAGGATCTTTGTTAATTATAACATCTGACTTCTTTTTCTTTTTTGTTTTTCTAGTAGTAGTTTTACTCTTTGGAGGTGTAGTTTTCTTTTCCTCTTCAATAACATCAACATCCGTTTCTTTTTCTGCCGCTTTAACTGGTGTTTCTTCTTCAACGACTTCATCCACTGGAGTTACAGTGTCCGTTTCAACTTCCTGTTGTAAACTTTCTTCTGCTTTTGCTTTTGCCTCTGGAGTGAACATACCCCTCATATCAAGAGACATAATTCCTTTTGCATCCTTTATAGGAGTTTCACCAGTGCCTGTTGTTTCACCAGTGCCTGTGGCTTGTGATAATGGAAGACCCATTCCTCCTTCTGCAATATTAGCTAAATTCTGCATAGGTATTCCAGTGGCTTGTGTTAATTTTATTAAAGTATCGTTAGATAAAGAACCTGTTTCGCTTACTTCATCTTCAATGATTTGTTTAGCTGCAAAAAAATCTAAGGAAGTTGGCTGAACGTCAAACTCCGGAACTTGATCTTGTGCCGCTTTAATCCCAGAAGGCGCAGTGGCAGTAGCTCCAGCCGTAGGAGATTTAGTTGGATCATAAATCGTAGATTCTTCCGTTGGTTTTTCTTCTGTTGTCTCTTTTTTCGTATCTACACCTGTTGCTAAAGTAGAAGGAACTGAAGCTGCACCACCAATAAGACCAGCTAAAATACCCTCATCCACTTTTTGTGATGGAGGTGTCATATATTTTTCTCCAAGACCCGCTACATCCGTTTTTGCCTTATCAACAAGTTCTAACTCTCCAACCTCTGCACCTGCTTCACCAGCACCTGCGGAAACAATTCTAGGAACAAATGGAATTTTTAAAGTTGGTAAAATAGCTTGTAAAGAACCAACCGCACCAGCAGGAAGTAAATTAGGATTAATGTTATTTTTCATAAGTTGTACGGCTCTTTGTTCTTTTTCTGAACCAGATAAAGCAAGACCCATGTTATTTATAGACTCAAGAGCATCTTGATACTCTTTTGTTTTTTGTAAATCACCTTCTTTAAAAGCTTGATCTATAGTGCTATCTGCCTCCTGTTTTGCAGAACCCATAGCAGTTGTAAGACCTGTAATGACACCAGCTGGAGGACTTGCAAAAGATAAAGCCATTGGAAAAGCAGTAGAGGGAATATTCAACGCTCCTTTAGCAGCTAAAGCACCTAAATTTACATCGTATCCAGTGCCAAGAAAACCTCTACCCTCAGACTTTTTAATAATAGACTCGTTTAAAAGCTCTCTAATTTCTGGTCTTACCTCATTACCAATTCTATCTCTTGCACTTTCAAGTTGCTCAAGACTATAAGAGTTCAAGATTTTTTCTATTTCAGTTTGCACAGAGGGATCAAAAGTTTGTTTTTCATAAGTAGGAAAACCCAAAACATTAAACCCTGTAGGCGCACCAAGCTCTTGACCCAAGGTTCCAGAAGCTTGTCTTAAAGTTCCAATCAAACTTTCCGTTCCACTAGCTAATTGTGAAGGAAGTAAATCAGTTGTGCCTATCTCAAGTAACTTTCCAAAACTACCAGTTGGTTGAGCTTCTAGACCCACTTCAGCAGGAGTCTCTGAATCTACAAAACTTTCTGGACCTATGGGTATCGTATCAAAAGTTCCCATCAAGTTTTTTTCATATACAGTATCGGGATCTTGAGTTCCAATCGTCTGCATCGTAATAGGTGAAAAATCTGGAGTAGGAAAACCAATTACCCCACCTGTAGGTATGGAGAACTCATCACCATAACCCACTCCTACCTCATCATAAGGATCATCACCACTCACTCCAGAAGGTATGACTGTAGTTCCGGGTAAAGCACTAGGCGTAAAAGTTCCCGGACCACCCGTAGGTATAAACGTAGGATAAGGAGCAAAGTCCTCAGGTCCAAGGGGCAAGTCATCAGTAGCAGGAGTTGTCGTTACCGTTGGTGTCACCACTGGTTGAGGAACAAAAACATCAGCATCAGGATTAAATGTATACGTGCCATCATTCGCAGATCCCGTATACGTATTCAAACCAAGCTGAACACCAACACTATCTAACTTCGACATGTCATCAATCAAACCAGATTGCTTCAGATAATTAAAACGATCTTGAGCCTGTTGACCACCCATCGTGTTATATTGCGTAATAACCTGATCTAGATAATATTCGTCTGACTTACTATCTGTTAAAGGATTAGTCGTAAATGTCTCCATAATATTCGCTAATGGATCCATTAGATTATCAACATTCGCACCCGTACTCGATAACTGTACCTTGGTTCCAGATCCACCACCAAAAGCACCAGTGGGTTGTCCACCAATCGAATCAGTCAGTCCAAGTTGATAGGCGACAATCGCATCTTGTGTTTCTTGAGCTGCCCCCTTCTCGTATCCGGGTTCTCTAGCCGCTTCAGCCGCCTGTTGATCAGAGGTTTCTGGATCAATAAACCCAGCAAAACTAAATTCATCTGGATCAATGTCGGTAGAAAAAAATTTTCTATCTTCACTATCTCCTGATGCAGAGATAACATTCGTAAGTTTCAAGTTTACACCAGATGGAGGTGTATCAAAATCATATTCGCCATCATCTACATCATAGACATAAGATTTACCTTGATCATCCGTAAAATATAATTTTTCAGGTTGCCCTTGAACACCCGGTATCGAACTTATGCTTTTAAAACCAGGTTTGTTAGCTTTCAAATATACGTCTGTAGGAGCTTTCTGTTGAGTATCTGTGTCAACATTTGCACCAGTGTCTTGAGTTGTTGTTTGTTGCTGCTGTTGCTGCTGAGTTAGGGCATCATATTTTTGATTAATAACATTTAACTCTGCAATAAATTGAGGATTTCCTGCTGTTTGTCTACCTGAAGTAACAAAACTTTGTACTAGTGCTGTAACCTCTGCACCTTTTGCTTGTGCTATTTCCTCTTCTGTCATGCTATATCACTCTCTTTTTACTTGGTCTTTTTCTTAACAAACTTGCTATACCAGCAGGGGATGAAAACCTATCAATATTACTTAAACCCGGTACACGCATACGACTTAATGGACTCATCTTACTCATTCTGCCCGTTCTCGATAAACCCGGTGGTCTAGGTAGTTTAGAAGTATCATCTCCAAATACATCTTCAATCATCGCAGCTATGTCTATCTTTTCAGTGCCTTGTGCAGGATCCAAACTGGAAATCGAGGGTCGAGTAGTTTCAGACGTATTACTCAATATCGACTTTACATAATTCTTTGTCTCTGGAAAATCAGGAACCCCTCCTGCTTTCTGCACGTTCCCAGGCCCTGCATTATACGCAGCCAAGGCTAATTCGTAATTACCAAACATATCCAACATCTTCTTTAAATAATCAGCGGCAAATCGTAAACTTTCATAAGGATCATTCCGATCCTCCAGAGGCTTAATACCAAAACCGGGATTAAACGCAGTTTCAGACATAACTTGCGCTATGCCCGTTGCTCCAGACTTTTCATTCTTTGCATTTGGATTAAAACCACTCTCCTGATTAATCATACGAACAAATAAATCTGGGTCTAATCCACGCCTCTCTGCTAACTTTCTAGCAACAGATTTTAACGTTACACTATCTTCTGATGGCATGTTCCTCGCTCCTTGTCGGTAGTATAACTAATTTTCAAATGAAAATACACCCATAATTTTTAGAGGAGGCTAGGGAACCTAGCAATGAAATTATTTTCAAATGAATTTACAAAACCAAACATATAGGTCACATGTGCAACACGCGCACCCCAAAAGGGGGGTTGCCCCCCAAAACTTAAAACTAAAATCTTGGCTCGAACGAGCCAAGTAACCCCCATGGAACAAAAGGTGAACAAGTAAATAAATGTAAATTAATTGTTGTTGGGTTGTTGACATATTGTTTAAAAGTAGTTAAGATAAATTATTATCTTAATTAAACAAGGAAGGAAAATATTATGGGTATGATACCAAAAGATAAAACATTCAAAAGATTAGTTGAAATAGAAAAAGAAATGATTCAACTAGAAATTGAAAAGAAAAGATTGCAAGATAAATGTGTCACTCATGGATGGGCTTCTTATAAAGAAATAGATGGTCGTCTATCTTGTGGCGTAAAAGCATTACAAGAACATTATCCAGAATTATTTAATCAGTTAAAAGATTTAACTTATGAGAACGATAAGAATGAAACCAAAAAAATAATCACTAAAGGTCAATCTTATCCTAGATTTGTAGACAATGGATATAAATCATATATCAGAAAAACTTTGTAAATAAATAATAAATCACTTGTGGTTAGATTGTTTTTTTAGTACAATCTAACCACTCAATAATTTAACAAGGAAGGAATATATTATGAGTAATCCATTTGGAAAAACTAGAAAAGAAAGTGAACCATATGCAATTTATGGTAATTCTCAAGGATGGGTATGGAAAGTCTTAAAGACTTATAAAAAGCCAGAAAATGAGAAAAAGGATCAATACGCTAGGTGGTTTGTTTCTGCGACATCACCATCAATGCAAGATGGTTCTTTTGAATATGGTGATACATATGTAAAAGATATTCTCACATATGGTTCATTAATTGATGCAACTGAAGACTGGAAAAAAGAATACAGTTAATTTAGTTGTACCTTGATTGTAGTTTTGCTACAATCAAGGTACTTTAATTTTAATATAACAAGGAAAGAAACAATGGGAAAATTTTCAAATAATGAAGCAATAGACATTGAACAAGATCTTGGAGATCTTATTCAAGATATGCCTTATGAGTCTGCCCTCAATATGATAGAGCAACAGTATGGTTCGTATGGTAAGACTTATGCAGAATATATTCTAGAGAAATGGAAAGAGTATAGTAATGCTTAATTTCTTAGGATATGTAATGTCCTTTTGTGGAATGGCACTTGTGTATATGAGTGCCATTGCTTCAGATAGCGACCTTCCTTTACACATATGTATGATTATGGGTGTAGTTGGTTTAATCGTTTTTGTTTTTGGAATCTTTGTAGCAAGGGAAAATGAATAATGACTCAGAACGTGAGAAAAAATTCAAGGTATCAATTTTGCATGATACCAAATAATGAAATGGGTGAAGCCTATATTAAAATGTTAAAAACTTTTCTTAATAAGGATCGTTACTACATCACTGTAAAAGGTCAACACGTAGATAAAGAAAAGTTTCCAAATGCTAGTACCTATTTTGGGGCAACTAGAAAAGAGTGCAAATTTCTACGTGTTTACATAAACGAAAAACGAGAGATTACTAAAAATAATTTTGTTGATTGGAAACAAGATGCTTTAAGAGTAGCAATAACAATACTTGATAGCGAAAGTAAAAAAGTAGAAAGGTATAGGGTATAACAAAATCATGATTAATATTCCATGCGAATTATGTGGCTCTTTCAACAAAGATGAAAGAGCCATACTTGAACAAAATGAACATGTTCTTTGTCATCAATGCTATGGTGTCTTTGATGATGAAGAACTTGAAGATATGCTTAAAGAGAGGGTCTAACGATCCTCTTTTTTTATATAGGGATAGGGTCGCAAGGTCGCAAAGAATAAAGGTCGCAAGGTCGCAAGCTAGTCAAAATAAAAGCTTGCAAGCAAACAATAAATAAACTAAAATAAATTTACGTTTTAATTATTACAAGGAAGTAAAATGAAATCTGCAATATTATATAAAGGTCCTAGTGTTATCGATGGAAAGCCCATCGTAGCAATAGCGATGTTCTCAAAAGCAAATACAAAGACTGGACCAGTGGTGCAGACTTATATTTTAGTCGATGGAATACCACCACTTGAAGCGAGCAAAAACGGTGCAGACTTTTCTATATGTGGTAATTGCATTATGAGAGGTGACACAACAACAGATCCAGAACGCAAGCAAGCAAAGAATAGACGTTGCTATGTTAACTTGGGTCAAGGTCCTACGATTGTTTACAAGTCATATGTAAAAGGTATTTATAAACCAGGTGATCCCCGAGAAATGGGTCGGGGTCGCTTTGTTAGAGTTGGGACCTATGGAGATCCTGGAGCCGTACCCCAAAATATTTGGGATGAATTATTAAGTGAAGCTGCAACGTGGACGGCCTACACACATCGTGCAAACTGGAGACCGGATATAGCGATGCAATCAGCCGATAATTATTTACAAGCAAAGATGCAATGGAAACAAGGTAACAGAACGTTTAGAGTTATAGCGGATCTGGGCGAATTAGATAAAAAACATGAAGCTTTATGTCCAGCATCAAAAGAAGCTGGACGACGGGTCCAATGTACAGCTTGTAAATTATGTAAAGGATCGAGCCTAGCAAAATCAATAGCAATAGTAGAACATTAATGTTTAAACAGTTACTTCCTTGGCCCCGGTGCAAGCACCGGGGTTTTCTTTTTCTAGCTTCTTCTTATAATGATCCATCACAATGGGTCGCAGAGCCGCAAAGAAAGACGCAAAGTCGCAAACTCGCAGAGTATAAAAGGGCGCAAGGTCGCAAAGTCCTTGATCCAAGAGCCTTGGACCTTGATCCCCACGAAATAAAAATAGATCACCCCAAAAGAGGTGCTTTACCAAGAAGAAATTTAAGCCACCATTTACAGAATACTTGTAGTTCCAAGCGATTTGATGAGGGGAGATTTTTACGCTACTGTTTTTTGTTGTTTTTAATTCCATCCAAAATGGCAGACCAGACCAAAGCAAATGCACATCTGGAATACCACCACCAACTCTATTTTCTATCCTCGTTGCTATCATGTTTGATGGTAAGTTCGACCTCATTTGTTTCCAAAGATTTGCTTCCATTCCTCTGCTCATTTGTAATGTCCTTATATTTACCATCAACCACAAATGCTTGTGGATATTTTTTCTGCAAGTCAGATAACCTTGCAACTATTTCATCTCTAGATAGCTGGTCAATGTTATGAGTTGTTTCTCTTCTATCAATAGTGAGTCCACCCAAGGCAGACCTAATCTTTTCAGCATTGATAGCTGCCGAAAATTGACCCTCTTCTTCTGCACCAATAGAAAGTTTCTGCAATCTTTCGAGTTGACCAATGAGAGTGACCCCATACTTTCTTTCTTTTTCTTGTCGAAGTTCAGTAATGTATTCAAGAACGTGGGGATAATCTCGACCATTCAAAAGTCTAGAGGCATATTCATTGGCTCGTTCCTCAGAATATCCTGCCAACCTAGCACACTCTGCATTACTATAGATACCCTCTACGATTTTCCTAGCAAAAGTCTTTTGTCTATTCGTAAGTTTATTTTTCATATCAACCTCAGTTGTTTATTGGCAACAAGATTATTACAAAAAATATTTTTTTTCAAGAACCCTCTTTTTAGCATATTTACTAGAAAAAGTGTAAACAACGTAAACACTTGTAAACAGGTAAGGGCATGTTTGAGCCTTGATTTATTGGGGGTGTTTACACTGTTTACAAGATTTACAAGCAAAACCACTCAAAAAAATTTTTTTTTATTTTTTCTGGTGAAACTGTAAATAGTGTAAATTTGTAAACATAGGGGGTTGACTTACAATCAGACAACAATTAGATTAATTATATTACTTTTAATTATAACAAGGAGACAAAGATGACAAAGATTACTAAGATAGATCGTGCTACATGTACCAAGTTGCGTGAGCATTTGAATAAAAAACTTTCTGACATATTAAAAGATGAATTAGGTATTACCTTAGACTTTGGTAATGCATCTTATGATAGTGACTCAGTTACTTTTAAATGTCGTATTGAGATTGAGGGTGCGAGAAGCGAGAACGAAAAGTCCTTGGATGATATCAAACCTTTTATGTCTCACATTGACTTTGATAAACAAGTTAAGTTGGGTAAGTATTTATTTAAGATTGTTGGTTATAGATCTAGGGCAAGGACAAAGCCTTGGGTATGTCGTAATGAGAATGATGGTTCTGATTATAGTTTATCTCAAAAAGATATTGATACTTATTTTAGGAAAGCATCATGAGGATAGTACCTTGCAAGAATGGTGTAGGTGAGTGGGAGATTGATCCCACTCACGAAACCTTTGATACTTATGCAGAAGCAGAGGAGCATTTGCGTAAGTTGGAAGACGAAATGTCCTTAGTGAATATCGTAAATGAACTACATAAAATGTTAGAGAGGAGAAAGTAATGACAATTAAAGAATTAATGAAAGAATTAAAAAATTATCCATCTGACACTAGGTTAGATTTTATAATGGTAGATAGGAATTGGGAAGATGTTCCCTATAATCCAGAAATAAATTATTTTGGCATTGTTGGAAGTGGAGAACAGGCTGATAATTGTGAAAAAGGATATATCGAAGTAGCCTTTAAAGTTCTTCCAGAAAGCAGAGAAACTTTAAAGGAGTTATTAATCACTAATGATGAATACTTTGAAAATGAGGGAGAGTGTAATGCCTAATCATTGTACAAACGAAGTGTATATAAGTTTCAAGGATCGAGCCATTACAGAGGAGTTTCTTGAATTTGTAAAAGGCAAAGACACAGAGGGAGAAGAGATGCCTTTTACATTCAACGCAATCATACCAACACCAGGTGGTAAGTGGGATTATGATTGGTGTAGACATAATTGGGGTACGAAATGGGATGCCTACAAGTTTGGTGATAAAGTTACCATTGAGGATGATGATGACAGTTACGTTCGCATGGAATTTTTTACTGCATGGGGACCTCCTCAACCAATCTTAGAAAAGATTAATGAAAAGTTTGGCGATAAGATTGAGTATTGCAGATGGTTTTATCGTGACGAGGCAGACATGTTTTGTGGTTATCTTGACGTAGATGTGGGGATGAACCATGAGTAAACTCAGACATGTAGATTTATGTTCTGGAATTGGTGGGTTCAGCTTGGGATTTTCTTGGGCTGAACTATCCAAGACCATTATGTTCTGTGACACAGAGAAGTGGTGCAGACAAATACTCGCAAAGAATTTTCCAAATACACCAATAGCTACAGACGTAAAGGAGTTAGCAAATGACCCAGAAAGACTTGTTCCCAACCACGATATCCTCACCGCCGGATACCCATGTCAACCATTCTCAGTCGCAGGACTTAGGAAAGGAGAAGAAGATGACCGCCACATCTGGCCGTACATCTTTAGAATTGTTACATTCAAAAGACCCTCTTGGTGCGTTTTCGAAAACGTTTATGGTCACGTTGCCTTGGGTCTCGACAAAGTGTTATCTGACATGGAAAACCAAGGCTACGCCACAAGGACGTTTATTGTACCAGCTTGTGCCAAAAATGCGCCCCATAGGAGAGACAGACTCTGGATCGTCTGCAAGAATGTGGGCGACTCCTCGAGTGGGGGGCGAGGAGAGTTTCGAGTCAGCGAAGAAAAGGTTGGGGGAACAGAAAGCGAAGAAGCACAATCTATTCGCACAAGTTCAACACGAACAACTATGGGCGACACCCAACACAATGGATCATCTACCACCCAGATCAGAGGAAGCAACGAGAAAGATGCAAGAGGGTCACAGAAAGGGGAGATCCAAGCCAAGCAATCTGAGGGAGCAAGTGGACGAGGAGACCATGAAACTATGGCCTACACCAAATGCTTGGGATGGGAACAGAGGACCGAGATCCAAGGAGAATTTGATCGAGAAGAACCATCAGATCAACTTGATTTCAGCAGTGAAGGACGCAGAAGATCCAGAGCCGGTTCACATGTGGCCAACACCTCGAGCGAGGGATTACAAGGATGGGACCTCAATACCACCATCAATAAAGGAAGGTCGAAGGAGTCACAACTTGGGAACGAAAGTTCAAGAGTCTACACAGACGAAGGCATCTGGTTCGCTGAACCCAACGTGGGTCGAGTGGCTCATGGGATACCCAAAAGGGTGGACAGACTTAAAGGACTAGGCAATGCAATCGTTCCACAAATTGCCATGCAAATAGGATTAGCTATAAAAAAGGAGATTGACAGTGGCAGTAAAGCGAGGATTTAAAAAAACGGGTGTCAAATGGAGAGGAGGCAACTTCCAAAAGAAGTTAGGAAAAGGTAAACTTGACAAAAAAACTTATGATGACAGAGCTTTTACTTCTGGCTTGGTGGGAGATTATACTTCCACCAACTTTACCCCAACCACTCCTTCTCAAAGGTTTAAAAATTCAACTGATGAGAAGATTAGATTTACTTCTGCTGCCCTATCTTTTTTTGAATTTGATAACAGAACTCCAATGCTATTCAAGGATGGAGATAAAAGTGTTTTTGATATGTACTTTGAAACCATTGTAAACAATGCATCAAAGTCTCTTGGTTATTTAAGGAGGCATGGCATAGATAACCCTAGAGAAATGAAACAAGTATTGATGAAAGAGAAGATAAAGTTAAGGCACAGTAAGAAGTTTGCAGCTAACAATAATTTGATGGATTGGGTATACGAAACCAAAATACTAGGCAAAGACTGGCAAGATCAATTAGAACATGATGACTTTAGTATAAAGAGTACTAAGAACACTCCTATTTTTCCAAATGAGATAGATGATATGTTACCATGTTTTGATAACTTGTTTATTGAATTTTGTAATGACCCCATACTCTGTAGAAAAACACAAACTAAAATTTATCCTAAAGTTGGGTTTCATATTTTTCCTAAAAAGAACGCAGAATTAGTCTACAATTTTAGAAGAATTTATTTTGATAAAGAAGGGTTTGAATACCAGCTACCTATCATTATTCAAGTTGATTTTTTAGGTAAACCGGGGAAGCAAGTTTGGTCGAAGAAAGATGACTTCTATAAACACGTTGTAAACAAAGAGTTAATTGATAACTTTTGGGATCAACCAGGAGTAGAGGAAAAGATGAAAGAGTATGAAGAGATTTACGCAAAGGATGTGAAGAATTGTCTCTCATTATTACAAACTCTTAACTACGATTGGATAGCTCCCAACAAAGTCATGGAAAGTGAAGGGAGTAAACAACATTTTATACACCCACCAAAGGGAGATACGTTTGAAATTGTAGAGATAGACTTACCAAAAGAGAAGGGATATCAGATTAAAGATCAAATTTTTGGTGGAACTGGCATAGCTAAAAGAAGACATGAAGTTCGAGGACACATAAGAGTTTTAAAAGATGGTAGAAAAGTTTGGGTGAAGCCACATGAGAGAGGAAACTTATCTATGGGTAGAGTACACAAAGAATACGTATTAAATAAAAAAGGAGCTTGAACGTGAGTAAAAAAATGCAAGAGGAATTTGGTATACATAAATTTTATGATAAGAAAAAAGAACACGCAAATAGGTGGGCGAACCAACATAGATGGAGAAATGGTGGTAAACATATACCAGAGGCACTTAGAACTTTTTTAAAAGGAGCAAATAAAAATGGCAAAACCAAGTCTAGGTGAGGAGTATGCTTTGAAACATCTTAGGAGTGAGGTGGATAAGTATCAAACGGATTGGCTCAGAGATAAGGATCCAAATGCAGAGAGTAAACTGGCAATAGCCACAGAAGAATTAAAAGAATACATAAATAATCTTAGAAAGAAAGGAATAGATATATGAACGAAGAAAAAACAAAACAAATACTTGTAGAGTATTTGACGGATAGTGGTAGTGCATTTGCAATTACTGAACAAGGAGATCAAGTCTTTCTATCAGAACGACTCGTAACTCGCATGGATGTGCAGCCGGGAGATATCTTTGATGCACATGTCTTGCTAAACTATGCAGACAAGAGAGACATGATCAAGTATCGAGCCATGAGAGTAAAAGCTGCTACTAATATTGCACCTATATTTCAGGATGCTTGACTCCTACAAACAAGTTATTTATAACAAAACTACAACTAGTAGGTGTCACAGTTAGTTTTATTCTTTTTTAAATAAATAAAATATACAAAAAAAAGAAAAAAGTGGTGTGACAGTTTTAAAAGGAGATTGAAATGAAAAAGGACGAAAAAAAAGAACAACCATTTAGGAATGTGGCTTTGCTCCCGGATGATCACGAAAAGTTAAAAGAACTTGCAGACTTGGATCAAAGAACTATGACAAGACAACTATCTGTAATCATCCGCAGAGAATATCACGATTTAAAGTTTAGAAAAAATGTTTGAAGGAACGGTTATAGGAAAACAAGTAGTCTTGTATAGTATGTTGATGGTTTTTAATTTTGAGACTGAAGCAGACTGTGAAGCTGCTGCAAAAATAGTTCATAAGGATGCATACATAGAGGGTGGTTGTTGGAAATCTTTTAAATATGTACATGCACCAATTCCAGGTAGACCAGATGAATTATGGAGATCAGTTAGTGGGGGCAGAGAGTAATGTTATGTAATAGATGTGGACATGAAGGGGATCCTTTATACGTTCATGGTCACACACAATGTGAAATGTGCAGACAAATCATAGATGATTGTTGTCAAGGAGAGCAATGCTATAACCCTTGGAATATAAAATCTGATACAAGTTTGTATGAAATAGTAAAAGACAAGAATCAAAAAGGATGATATGCTTGGATACATGTTCACATTTCCCTCCGAACAATCCCCTCGTTTGCCCGTGGGGATTTAACTAGGGAAGGTTCTCTCCATGACCTTCCCTTTTTTTATTCTAAAAACATTAACGCTAACGCCGTTAACGTGATTTAAGTTCGTTAGGCTTACCCTTCTTACCTTTTAATAATCTTTCTGGCTCTTTCGAGTAGCCACGTATTTGTGTAACGTTGTTACGTTTCATATATTTTAAAAAGGTTTTAGCTATTTCTGGAGACAATCCACTTATTTCTGTTATCGCGGCAGAAGCATTTGTTAGATTGGTCCAACCTTTTTTATAATCACAAACTGCTTCTATAAATTGCTCTTGGGTTTTAGACTTAGCCATTGCCTTGCTTCCTCTCCTAATACTTTTGCACTTAAATTAATTTTATTACGAAGTGATTTTACAATCTGTTCATCTATCGTTCCCTCTGAAATTAGATCAATATAAGTTACAGAATTTTTCTGACCTATTCTATGACACCTATCTTCTGATTGCATCCTTGTATCTAAATTAAAATCATTTGCATAATAAATGACAAGGTTAGCTTGTGTCAAAGTTAATCCATATCCAGCAGTAGCAGGATTACCTATAAAAAATCTTAAAGGATGATTTGGGTTTTGAAAGTTCTCAATAATTCTTTGTCTCGTTTCATCTGGTGTATCACCAAAGAACGAAGCTGCAGAATTGGGTCCAAACTTTTCATTCAAACGTTTTGTTATCTGTATGATATCGTATCGAAACCTTGACCATATAATAGACTTACCATCATGTTCCTCTAGTATTTCTTCCAAGGCATCCATTCTTTTGGATTGAAAGTAAACCATTTCACCTTCATCTGTTTTTAAATGACCAGACATGACTTGTTGGAGCCGTAACATTTGTGTGATGATAGCTGGTGCAGTAACCAGTTCACCTTTATCAAGTAAAACCATAGCTTCATTTTTAAGTTTGGAATACATTCTGGCTTGTTCATCAGTAAGACTAACGTACCTAGCAGTATAAAGTTTTTCCGGTAAATCCAAGCAATCTTTCTTGAGTACACGATAAGAGTACAAATCAAGGAGCGAGGTTAGAGTATCAAGGTTTCGGTATCCTACAACTTGTTGAAAGGAATGAGATCCCATAGATCTTCTATTGATAACTGCATACATGCCTTGAAAGCTATAATAGTTTTCATGTCCTAAGAGTCCTGGTCTTAAAAATTCACATTGTTGATAGATATCCAGAGGTGATCTTGTGATAGGAGATCCAGTTAATATTCTTTTGTACTTGAATTTTTCTGAAATATTTACTAAATTTTTTGAGCGTTTGGCCTTGTGGTTTTTGATTGTGGTTGATTCGTCAATAGCTATAAGACCAAAGCTGCCAAGCGCACCACCTAACCAAACTCCAGCCTTCTTACCTTTTATAGTTGAGAAGGCTTCTACATTCATGACGAATATAGTTAGACCGGAAAAGGACTTTTTGATGGATTGTAGTTCTGTTTGTTGTGTTTTATTTGGATTAGCTACCCAACGAATCACTCTATGAGGAACCTCTTGAGACATATGTTCTGGTATCTCTTTGGATACCCAGTTCCGATAGACACCCTTTGGTGCTATGATTAGAGCAAAATTTATTTCACCTTTTAAATACAAAATACCTAGTTCATCTATTAAAACTTTAGACTTCCCGGTTCCCATCTCCATAAAATATCCATACTCTTTTTTACCTTGAGACTTCTGCAAAGCAATCTCTTGGTGCTTATATGGTTTTGTTTTAAATTTGTAGTTGACATTCATTATATATCTCCACTATACTCCACATTACGGATGACGAAATGATTTGTCAATCCTTATCTGAAACAAAAACAATGGAGTGTTTAATGAATACAGATACAAAAATATTTGATGACATGTTTGATGTAGCCAGTGCATTAAAAGATGTAAACGTAGAAACTGGTAAAGATCTTAGCTCCTTGGTATCTCAAGTCCAGGACGTGAATGATCAAATTTCAAATATGGAGACAGAGTTGAAACGTTTGAATAAAATTAAATATCAACTTGAGACAGAACGTATACCTGCATTAATGGAAGAAATGGGTCAAACCAGAGGCACGTTTAATGGTGTCGAGGTAAAACTTGTGCAGAAAATTGATGCAAGGATTACGGAAGCAAATAAAGAAGCTGCATTTGCATGGCTCCGAGAGAATGGACATGATGGTATTATTAAGAATGATGTAACCATGTCCTTTTCAAAGGGTGAAGATAATTTAGCTGGTGATGTGATTGGTCTTTTACAAGATAAAGGTTTTGATCCAGTTCAAAAGACTTCAGTTCATGCAAGCACATTAAAAAGTTTCATCAAAGATGGATTAGAGAAAGGCATACCTTTAGATCTAGATTTGTTGGGAGGTTATGTAAGAAACGTTGCTAGTATAGGGAGGAAAGCATAATGGCAAACGCAGTAGCAAATGCAGTTAAGGATGGAGTAATTTCTACAGAATTAGCTGATGATTTATTTAGTATGGCAGGGGCAGGGGCAGATTTTGCAAGTGATGAAATGCAAATGCCTTTTATTCGTATTGCACAAGCCATGTCACCAGAGATTAAGAAGTCTGATGCCAAGTTTATAGACGGTTGTGGACAAGGTGATATCTTTAATAATCTTACTCAAGAATATTGGGATAAAGGTGTAGAGATCGTGCCTTGCTACGTTCAGACTAAATATACTGAATGGGTATCTCTTGATGATGGTGGTGGATTTGTAGGTGAGATAGATCCTAAAGATCCTGTACTTACACAAACAACAAGAGAAGGAGCAACAGAAACTTTACCAAATGGCAATGAAGTTGTTAAGGCAGACAACTATGTTGTGTTGGTAAAATCTAGTGATGGTTCTTGGACACCGGCTGTTCTCGATATGAAAAGTACAGCACTCAAGGTTAGTCGTAGGTGGAAAACACAGATCAACTTACAGACAATTACTCATCCAAAGACTAATAAGATTGCTCCATGTCCTATCTTTGGTAACATTTGGATGCTTAAAACGGTCGAAGAGACCAATAAACAAAATCAAACTTACTTTAACTATTCTGTTACCAAAGTTGGTTTGATTCAAGATGGTAATCTTTTTAATCAAGCTAAGACTTTGCATGTTTCTAGTGCCAAGGGTGAAGTTAAAACAGATGCACCTGAACAAACACAAACAAAAGTTGATAAGGATAGTGACGAGATTCCATTCTAATGTCACTAGCTCAACAAATGCTTGCCACCTTTGAGGGATCGAAGGTGGCACATGGCACTACCAACGTGGGAAGAA